TTGATTTAACTTCAATTAATCAAACTTATGTGGATTTAGTTTTAGTTTTGTTAGGTTATGCACCGGCAACTAATACAGGATATGGACAATTAAGATTCAATAACGATTCAAATACACGATATACACAAACGGCTGAAAATAATCCCGCATCGTTCAATACATTTGGATCGACAAGAATTGATATGTCAGATGGCATGAGCAACACGGCAACAACTCAAAGCGGAGTCATACACATACAAAATTATGCAAATACTTCAATTTGGAAAAGATGCACTACCGATACCATTTACACATCAACAGCAGACGGTGCGAATACTAAATGGCGCAGGTCTTTTTATTATGGTATTTATAATCAAGCAACAGCCATTGATCGCATAACCGTTACACCCAGTGGCGGTTTTGTCAGTCAAGGAACCTATGTACTTTACGGAGTCAAATAATGTTTATCAAAGAACACAATGTGGAAACTGGCGAAGTTATTGAGCGTGAGATGACCGTTGAGGAAATCGAACAATTTGAATCTGACAAAGCCGAAGCGGTTGCAAAAGCAAAAGCCCAAGCAAAGAAAGCTGCTGAAAAAGTTGCTTTATTAGAACGTTTAGGCATCACCGAGGACGAGGCGAAATTACTTCTCGGATGAAACCAAGACTCTCAAAGTCAGCCGTTCAGTTAAGGGAGCAGATCGATGATGCCTTCCCCGATCGAGATAGAACTAGCGATGGCTGGATCGGCGACACACGACATTCTGCGCGCAAGTCAGATCATAATCCTGATGAGCAAGGCTGGGTACGTGCCATCGACATCGACCGTGATTTATCCGGAAAGTCAAAACCTGACCTCATGCCCGATCTTGCAGATCAGATTCGACTCTATGGGAAGTCTCATCCTAAAAGAATTGCTTACATCATATTTAATGGCAAAATCGCATCTAGCAAACGAGGTTGGGCATGGCGTACATACAAGGGTATCAACCCGCACACCAAGCACGTTCACGTCTCGTTTCAAAAGGCTGCTGACCAGGCTACAGACTTTTACCAAATCCCAATGCTAGGAGGCAAAATATGAACCTAAAGAATCCATACGCTCTAACTGCTGGTGCTTTTCTAGCAGCTTGGGCATCATCTAATTTCTCAGTAGATTACAAAGCAATCCTCTTTGCAGTCCTGTCCGGCGTATTTGGTTATGCCACTCCGAAAAAGTGACGGCTAATGACTGGGCGGGATTGGTTCTCGCTATTGCCTCAACGCTTGCTATTGTTGTTGGCGGTTTGCGTTATTTGGTTCGCGGTTGGTTGTGGACTCTTACGCCGAATGGTGGATCATCTCTCGCTGACCGATTGGCAAGAATAGAGACACGCCAAGAACAGATGATGGAATTGTTAAAGAAGTAAGGGACACTTATCCACATGGCAAGAAAACCTACTAAAGCGCTAGAGGATCAGGGCTACTCAAAACTCGATGCTTACTGCATCGGGTTACACGAGTATTACAAATCTTTACGTAAGGCTGGTTTTAATGAAGGTTTAGCGTTGTTTATGATAACCGACGTTCCCTCATATCCAAGATGGATTCTGCCAGACCCAATCGAGCCGGACAAGTTTGGCGATTACGAGGACGACGACGAGGACTAAATGACAGTCAAAAGGATTGCTTGGATCTCAGATATTCAGGCACCGTTCTTTCATGAAGCAGCAGTCAAGAACCTAGGCAAGTTTTTACGGGCTTATAAGCCTCATCAAACGATTTGTATCGGCGATGAAATTGACCTACCTCAACTTGGTGGCTTTGCCCAACCTTGGCAAGAGGTTGAAGGCAACATCGATGAGGATCGCAAACTAACTTTAGAGATTCTTGAATATTTAGGCGTTACGGATGTAGTTGGATCTAATCACGGCGCTCGCGTCTATAAGTCTTTGTCACGTCGTTTACCGGCATTTATGAACCTGCCAGAGCTGCGTTATGACAAGTTTATGGGCTATGACAAGGCAGGCATCAAGTACCATCCAAACGGCTTTGACTTTGCTCCAGGTTGGCACACTTGCCACGGAGACGCTTTTCCATTATCAAACAAGCCTGGACAAACAGCGCTAAACGGTGCTATGCGTATGGGCAAGTCAGTCGTATCTGGACACACTCACAGACTTGGCTTATCTGCCCATTCTGAAGCCTCTGGAGGGCGCTACGGGCGAATTGTATGGGGTGTCGAGGTTGGCAACCTTGTAGACCTTTCAAGCCCTGGTATGGGCTACACAAAGGGTTATGCTAACTGGCAGATGGGCTTTGTCGTTGGTACTTTGCATAACAAGCGTTTTACGCCTGAACTCATCCCAATCGATCCTAAAGACGGATCATTCATTTACCAAGGCAAGCGCTGGGGCTAAATCGTTACCGTTTCGTTATGAAAATAAACGTGTAATTGTCTGCCAAATATGAGACCGTAATCCAGTAGCCAACCCAGGCTACGGAATCGGGAGTAATCAAATGAATGATCTACAAGTACCAGTTATTGTTTTATTGGTTTTAGCCAACATATTATGGTTTATTGTCGGTTGGGGCAAAGGTTTCACAGAAGGCAAGCGAGAAGGCTTGGCGATTGGCAAGAACAGTCAGCGCGTGAGTGTTAATGCGCGCTAATGACATCCTTAACGAAGCCCAAGACCTCATCGCAGACCGCGGTAAAGATTACGGCTTGGCAGCTCTCAATCACCTTCGAATCGCCAAACTCTGGTCAGCCTACCTTGAACGTAACATCGAGCCTCACGAAGTCGCAATCTGCATGGCACTTGTCAAAATCTCACGCTTACAAGAGAGCCCAAACCACGCAGACAGTTACAAGGACGGCTGCGCATACGTTGCGCTCGCTGGACAGATTGCATCAACTGATTGGAGTGACCTTGACAGTTATTAAATCGGCTCCTGGAGTTTGGTGCGATTACTGCAAAGTCAGATATGGCGTTAATTCATTACTAGGACAAAAGCCAGCAAGTTACACAGTTATCAGCAATCATCCACGAAGCCAAGGCACACGCCGTCATTATTGCAATAGCTGCGCCATCGAGGTTCAGACTTGGGCAGACGGTACTGTTTGGTCATTACCGGAACAAACCGAGTATCTAATGAAACAAGAGGAGTTACCAAGTGTTTAATTTGGCAGATTATGAGACAGTTGAAACCCGTCTAGAGAAGTTCATCAAGGACTTTCCAGACTTTCGCATAAGCACAGAACTGGAGTCATTTCAGAATGATCGATTTATTGTTAAAGCATACTTATATCGAACTTTCGCAGATAGCGTGGCGTTTTCCACCGGATACGCTGAGGAGAAGGTTACTGACCGCGGTGTTAATTCAACTTCAGCGCTGGAAAATTGCGAGACTAGCGCGATCGGTCGGGCGCTTGCAAATGGAGGTTACGCAGCTAAAGGTAAAAGACCTTCTCGAGAGGAAATGAGCAAGGTCGAACGCCTATCAGCAAAGGACATCGCCAAGGCTAAAGAAGTACCAAGTTTTGCTACAAAGGAGGAGGCACTAGCTGCTGATCCTTGGAGTAATGAGCCAATCTACGGCGATCCTAAGCAACCAGAAGCAATTAGCGCAGCTGAGGCTATTGCAAACGTTGAGAATATTCTGGGAGTTCAAAACCATGAGGAGTGCGAGCATGGTGACATGAAGTGGAAAGAGGGCGAAAAGAACGGTCGCGCTTGGGGCGGATTCTTTTGCCCAGGTGGAAACATAGCACCGGCTCAGAACTGCCCAACCCGTTGGTACAACCTTGCCAGTTCGGGCAAGTGGGAAAAGCAGAAGGCGAGAGCATAATGGGATTTGTTGAAGTTAAAATAAACGGACAATGGATGAACCTTATGCATATGTCCGTTAGATGCCAGTTATGTAACGAGGAAGTAGTTATTGCCCATTTGGTCAAAACTGAAAATACAGATGTTCCGACTAATGCAACTTGGACGTGCAAGAGATGTCACTCAGTCAATGGCTAAATATTACATAACAAAAGCGCATTACCCAGCTGCCAAATACGACTTTGCAGGTTATGGCGGTGTCAATAATTGCACGATGTGCGATGACTTTCATCATGTAAACGAATACACCAGAGATGATGGCTTGGTTGTATGGTTTTGCACCAAATGCGAGGACAAGCTGCACTTATGACAAACCATCGCAAACATCGAGGATATCGGACTCAAAAGGTCATAGCCGATTACCTTAAACAATGGTGGGAGTATGCCGATACGGCTGGCGCTGGTCGTCAAGGCGAGGACATCCTAAACATCCCTCACGTATCTATTGAGGTCAAGGCTAGGGCTGATTTTCAGCCTTTAGCCTGGATCAAGCAATCAGCTGCTAATTCTAAAGGCAGACTGCCAATCGTAATTATGCGTTGCAACGGTCAAGGCGAGGATGCCGGCGAATACCTTATGTTTGGAAAAGTCAAGGATTTAATGCCACTTGTCGCCAATAAAGCACCAAGTCATGAGATTGTTAGATGCGACCAAGATGGAACATACTTATTCAAAGGAATGGAGTGTCCAACGTGCCGATCTATGAGTACAAATGCGTTAAATGCCAAATAAGCATGGAGTTAGAAAAATCAATCCATGAGGAGGCAGATCCAATCTGTTGTGGGGAGTCTATGCGTCGTGTTTATGGGACGTTTGGCATAACCTTCAAAGGTACGGGTTGGGGTCATCAATGAGAGTCTTAAACCTTTATGCCGGTATCGGTGGCAATAGGCGCTTATGGGGCGATGAGCATCAAATAACTGCTGTTGAGTTAGATCCAGATATTGCAGCTGTTTACAAGGACTTATATCCAAATGATGAGGTTATCGTAGGCGATGCTCACGAATATCTGTTAAAGCATTACCAGGAGTTCGATTATATCTGGTCAAGCCCTCCATGCCAGTCTCACAGTAGTTTCAGATTCAACATTCAGGTCAAATATCGAGGTACTGAGGCAGTCTATCCAGACATGAAGTTGTATCAAGAAATCATTTTGCTATCTACTCACTTTAATGGGCTTTATGTCGTTGAGAACGTTAAGCCTTATTACGATGTCTTAATCAAGCCAACAGTCGAGCTGCAAAGACATTACTTCTGGACTAACTACAACATCGAGCAGGCTGAGTTTGAGGGTGAAAACCTGAGAACGGCACAAATACCAGACTTAGAGGCTCTACATGGAGTTGATCTATCTAAGTACAAATTATCTAACAAACGACAGGTATTGCGTAACTGCATCTTGCCCGATCTTGGGCTTCATGTATTTCGACACGCGCTTTGACCTGCGGTTTTACGAAAGGATTTGACATGGATGGTACGCTAACGGCGCAGAGCCCATCAAGGGCTCACCGCGACCCGCTGAGGCGGGTAGGTCGCGGGGTGCTAGTTGCTATTGGGATATCTCTGTTCTCACCCGCTTATGCGGTAGCACCGATTGATGAGAAACAATATCTTTCGATTAAAGAATATGCAGCTATCTTGGTAGATGATAAAGACCAGATGATATGTTTAAGTAAGTTATATGGAAAAGAATCAGCATGGAATCCAGATGCAGTCAATGGTAGTCATCACGGTATACCTCAAGGACGATCTGAGTATCTAAAGACAGCAAGCCCAGAGCAACAGATTCAATGGGGATTGAAGTACATCGATAACAGATATGGTTCACCATGCAAAGCATGGGAGTTCTTTCAAAAGAATAACTATCATTAATGGCTAAGCAATCAGCACTAAGAGATGACGGTAGTACTGCGCTATGGCGTAGGATACGACAGAGAGTATTAACTAGAGATCAGCATACTTGTCAGAGATGTGGACTTGAGGCTACTCATGTGGATCACATCATACCGAGAAGGTTAGGAGGCGATGACTCAATGGATAACTTGCAAGCGTTGTGCAAACAATGCAATTTAAGCAAGGGTGGGGCTTTTTTTGAGAGCGCATCGACAC